TTCAGCCATTATAGCGCTCCTTGATCGTCTTCTGGTTCTTGCTGCTGAGTTGCAGCTATTTCACTATCCATTCTCTCGATTTCATCATCATCAAAAAGAAGAATATTCTTTTGCACCCATGATTTAGAGAAATACTCACCGACATAATTCTGTATTTGATCGAGTGTTTGTATCTTCTCTCTGAGTAATTCTGCTTCTTTCAATTCTGAAAAGTGATTATCACGTGTGAAATCAAGATTGACTTCGTTTTTCCACTTCATCCAATCTTCTTCGGTGATAATATTTTTCATTAATAATTGCTTCTTCAATATATCATAAAAGAAAGTAGCAAATCTGTTTCTAAGTCTATCAATAAACTTTTGAAATTTTAATTCGTCTCTGCTTATTTCAGTTGCTCTACCTAAAGAGAACTGTTGTTCTTGTTCTAATCTGTTTAACGGCACATTAAGAGATCTATATAATCTTTTCTGAAAGTATATAATATCTTCAATCTGTCCTAAATTTTCTCCACCGGGTAATGTAGATATTTCTGTACCACGACCACCTTCTCTCCGCGGTAGCCAAAAATCTTCTAACATAGACATATGTTTACGATCATCACGTATTTCACCTGTCTTAGCGTCGTACACGAGTTTGTTACGGTACTTGGCCATAATATCTTTCATATATTGTTCGGCTTTACCTCTCGGCAAGTTACCTACATCAATATAAAACATTCTTCTTTCAGGAGCTCGAGCTAATCGATAAATGACTAATGAGTCTTCCATCATTCTTAATTGTGTAATTGGTTTTAGTGCTTTATGTAAAAATGAAACAACTTTCTTTCTGTGTTCATCTAATAATCCTGAAGTACAATAACTTACAGAGTCATTGCTTAACTTAATTGCACTCTGTTGATTCCCTGGTTTTTCTTGATAAATGTAAAACTCATCAACCTTTTCAACTATTGAAGCACCAGTTACTGGATCTTTTTTCTTTTTGACTTGCTTTACTTTTCGGATTTTAGCAGCATCAACATATCTTATTTCTTGTATACCTGCAGCTAAGTTGTTTTCATCAGCTACTAAGTGATGATATATTCTGCCATCAACGTACCACCTTCTAAAAAGGTCGTGTCCTAATTCTTTAAAATTTAACATGTTATATATATTGTCAAACTCTTCAAGCATTTGCTTTTTAATTGAAGCGCTTACTGGAACTCTATCTATATTAAGAGTTATAGAAGGCTTCATGTCGCTTGACGTAATTGATTCATTTACAATATCTTCTATTGCTGCATCGGCTTCTGGATGCATGGCTGAACCACGGTACTTTAGTATTAGTTGTACATTATCTTTTGAGTCATCACCTTCCATATTGACGTAATGACCATAGTGAGCTGCGCTTGAAGTTGAAGTAACGTAGCCTGCACCATCATCGTCTCTAGGTGGAACGATTGACTTTATAGATTGTTTATCTTTAGTCCTTGTTATTTCAAAACCAAATAATTTAAGTGTGCCGTCTGCCATAATAATTCCTTTAAGTTAGGAGAGCCATTCGACTCTCCTAATATTTATACTTAACTTGTGGTGTCAGTCTCATAGTACTGGTAAGCAAATGATACTGTAAATCTTTCGATTTCATCATTTGAACCGTAGTTCAATTCAATTGGAGACATATCTTGTGGATATGATCCTCTGAATGTGTACTTTTTAACAGAGTCACCTGATCTGTCAAGTTGCTCAACAAAGAGATCTGCTTCATATGCAATCGGAGTTGATAAACCCGTATTTGCAGAATGAGCATTCATGCCGTTCATCCATCTTTCCATTGGATTTCTGATAGCAAAATCTGTATCGTTGATTATTGTGACTGTCCATACGTCGAATGTTCTGTCACCGGCCATTTTTAATTGTCTACCTCTGAAAGGTACAATTATCTGACCGAGTGTTGATCCCGGTAACTGAGCTGTTTCACAAAGAAAAGATGTCAGTTCTGGGTCTCCATTCGCGTAACCTGGAAAGTTTATAGTAGCTTTGAAGAGGTTAGGTCTAGCCCCGCCACCCCTAAGCTTTGATTTAAAATCATCTACGCCTAATACTGCCATTTTCTATCTCCTTATACCGTACCGACGACTTCTTCGAAGTCTACACCAGTTCTTACAGCTACAAAATTTAATGTGACATAGTTGATAGAACGTGCAGGCTTAATGAATATATCTGCTTTAAATTCATTCCTATCAATAACTGTCGGAGTATTATTAGTTGCGTCTGCTACTACCCTAAAGTCTGTGATACCTCTTCGGCCTTTGACTTCTCTTAGCACTGGTTCAATAATGTTAACGAACTCTGCTCTTGTAAATTCATCATTGAATTCAAAGAGTACTTGTTCTGCTGCTCTTGATATTGCTCTTTCCAATATTAAGAATAGTCTTCTTACATTGATTCTATCAAATGCAGATGCTCTCCTGAGTCCAGTTTTATCACCAAATAATATTACACCAGAACCTGGAATATTTGCAATTGGATTTATACTCTTTTTATATAAAGAATCCCTTTGCCCTTTTGTCGGTGTCCATGCTAATGAAGTGATTCCAAGGTATTGACCTCTTCTAGAACCTGCAGGTGAGAACCACGCCGCTCTGTTTAAATCAGTTGCTGCCATAATTCCTGCTGTTGAAGAAGCTGCAGGTATGAATATGAACTGATCGTTAAATTTATCATACACTTTTAAGAAGTTGCCGTCCATGAAAGCATATGACGAATATGGTGTTATAGCATCACCTGTTGCCGCAATGTTTGATGTTATAGTACTTGAATTTGTTAAGTTAACAACATCATCTCTTGCTGGTGAAAATACTGCAACACAATCTTTTCGAGCTGCAGCCGTACCAATTAGGTCTGAAACTACAGTGTCATGATCTGTTCTAGTTGCCATACTTGGAGAAATCAAGAAGTCTATTTCAATTTGATCTTTGTCTTCAAATAAATCATAACCAGTTGCGTATTGGCCTGTGCCTAATACTTCTGATGCAGCGCCTTCAGCTAAGGTGAAAGATCTAACATATTTACCAGGACTACCTGCTGAGTCGTATGTTGAAGTGTCAATATTATAATCATCTCCGCTATCGGATGATAAAGTGCCGGCTCGTCCTACTGTGGTAGAACCTGAAAACTGAGCTAAGCTTATATCTGAATCAAATCCTGCCATATAGACATAACTTGACTTTTCGTTAATAACGTCTCTTACAAAGATAGAACTACCAGTAGTGTTTTTAGCATCCTTTGCCACTGATAAGAAAGGATATCTTTCAAGAACTGCGCCTTTAGTTCCTGTAAATTTACCTTGTGCATCTACTACTACTACGTGTATTTCGTCATTCAGCCCGTTTTTATTTGTTATGAATGTTGATGTTTCAGGCTTTGCATCAAATTCATTTGCGTATATCCAATTGTTGAATGCTGCAGAATCTCCTGCTACACATCTTTCAATGGTTAATCCGTTAGCTAAATCACCAGGATATCTACCTAAAAAGGTATTTTGTTCTGATATTAAAAAGCTCTCTCTAGTTGTAAATTCATCTTCATTTTTAATTGTCTGCGCGGTATTTGCAGAATCAGATGAATACGCATTTTTTGCTGCTGATGTTACCGTTCTCACTACTTGCAAATTACTTGAATATCTCAAGAAATATGATGCAGAGTGAAAATCTACTGTATTATTAGAATCTGGTGAAGCAAACGTGTCTACTAATTCTGTTTCATTAGCAATTAACATTCGTTTTTCAGCCGGACCCCATCTATAGTTTCCTACGATTGCGCCTGTAGTTGACTGGACGTTAGGCACTCCTCCAGTCAGGTCTATCTCTTTGACAACAACCGCGGGTGATTCCGATGGTGAAAATAGTGCCATTTTGTTATTCCTTTATTTTAATTACGAGTTTCATAATACGATTGTTCAATTATTGTTATTTATAATATTACAGATCTCTATCGTATTCTATCTGCCAAGGATCGTCTTTAGTTTCAATTTTCTGAATAAACTCAGAACCATCATCAATAAACCCAAAAGGTACTATATCTTCATTGATCTCTTTCATCTTTTGATTAAATATGATGTCTTTAATATTTAAGTCTGTCAGATTCGAAAAGTATGCTGAAGAAACGAAATAACCGAATAAAACTAAATTCATAACTAAATCATCATGGTTTCCTACAGAAGCTTGAAATGTTTGCCCCTTTGCTTCAAACGTAGATATTTCTAATATCGTTTGTTCATCAACTACTTTAAGCTTACTATTTTCTAATAAATCTTTTAATGCACTACAACCTAATCTTTTAGATTTACGAGTTATTTCAATACCTATTGCATTTGCTTTTACTGCAGATTCAACGTGGACATTTTCATATTCTAAATCATAGTATAAACCAC